CTTTGCAATTCTTCTAGCGTCATAGTATATCCATTGTTTATAGTGTAGCTATTATATCATCTTTTGATGATTTTGTCAAGGATTATGTAGTGGAAATCTGTACTATATCATAGTTTAAATAAGAAAAACTCGCCTGTGCTTTTAAATAATCTATATCACTTGCTTGTACATCATATGATAGTGAGCCGATACTTGTTGGGAAAACATTTTGAAATCTTACTTCTGTTTTAGCAATATTTTTACTATTTAATATAGTTAATGTAGCATCTGAATATATGCCACCTTCAGAAAGTGGCGCTGGTATTTCTACTCCAGCAACAAGAGAACCTTTTGATGAACCAGGAAATCTATCTTCAGCAGTTGCCTGTAAATCTGCAAATTGTTGATGAGATTTTCCGAATCCTAAACCTGATATCCAATCATGCAGTTCTTTATAATTATTCAAATTTTCATCTACAAGAAATGATATATCTAAAGCTTGAAACCTTATCTCATCTCCAGGAACTGGATAATCATAAAGAGGTGTTGGTATTGTTGCTTCAGGTATTGAAATACCAGGAAGATTTACCGATTGTATAAAAAATTCTACTTGTGGTAGTTTTGCGATTTTAAACCTGAACTGAACAGGACTTGCATAGTCCATCTTATCAGGTTGTCTAGTTTGTATATTTGTGTCAGTCATAATACTATTTATAAAGGTTCCAAACAAAAAAAAGGGCGGTATTTAAACCGCCCTTATTTATTTCTTACTTCATCAAAACATTATTTTTGTTCAACAAACTCATAAAGTTCTTCAGCCTTCGCCTTAATATCCTCTACGGAATAAGTTGCTGGTTGAAGTGATTTCCAAAATTCCATTGTAGCAGTTCCTTGCTCTTGAGCCAAGTTCCATGCTTCAATTGCTAATTCTTGTTGCTTAGCAGCTTGATGTTCTAGAAATTCAGTTGACATTTCTAATAGTTTGAATCTTAATTCAAATGGATTTGCCATGATAAATCTCCTTATGCTTTAATAGCAGAAAGTGTATCATTAACTGAATCAAAATATTTTTGAGTTGTTTCTGCAAGTGATTTTGCAAAAGAAGTTTCTGCTTCTAAAATAGCGATTGCTGGTTTAGCTACAGATTCTTGTGGGATTACCGAGTTAATCAATTCACGCTTTGCGTTTTGAACTGTATCGATTACTGTGTTTACATCTAAGTATGTGTTTAACATATTATTTCTCCTGTGTTGTGTTGTGTGTAATGTAGAAACATTATTATTTCTACACTTATATATATACAAATCGATATTTTCATGTTGCACCGCAACATTTATTGCATATACGAGGTATATTATACACTAAAGTTTAGCTCTTGTCAAGCAAAACCCCAAAAAAAAGACACCCGAAGGTGTCTTTCTTTATATCTACTATGTAGAAAGTAAAATTACATGATATTTGTAACTTTAACTCTACGGTAGTATTTATTTTGGTCATCAGCTGCAGGTGATGTTAAATCAATTGCACCTAATCCGTTATTTGTCGCAAATGGATTTGCAACCATTCCGTAACGAGTCTTGAAACCAATTTTAGGTTGGAAACTATCTTGACCAACTGCACGAACCATTTGTAGTGGAACGTATGGGCAGTAGAAAAGACCTGAATCATAAGGTGAAGAACCTTTATAACCAGCAACGTAGAATTGACTTGCAGCTACATTCGCAGAATATGGGTCAACATATACTTTGAACTTGCCATTAAGAACACCAGCAAAAGTATTACCAGTATCATCAACATTCAAGTTAGTTGAAAGCGCAGGAGCATAATCTAATACACCAGCCATTTGAAGGGCAGAAGCCACATCAGCAGAACAGATGATTACATTACCTTTTCCTCTACGAGTTTGTTGACCAATCGCATTGGCATCTCTTTCTAGTTGGTAAAGAAGTCCTTTGAACTTCTCAACTGACCAGCGACCATTTGAATCAGTATCAAGGTCGAAAGTACCAGCAGTGGATGTGTTCACCTGAGCACCAGCCTTTGCAGTAGTGTAGATAGTTCTAACTACTTCACGGTTGATTTCAGCAAGAATTTCACTTGACAAAATGTTAGCAAGTTCAGTTTCAGCGTCTAAGCCGTGAATTGCTTTCAAGTCTTGTGCAAGTTCCATTGTGTACTCAGCTTTCAAAGCACGGGACTTTGCAGTTACCGTAACTTTGTCAATTGAGAATGCCATTTCAGCAAACTCATCTGTGCCATCGCCTAATGTTTCTGCTTGAGCAGTAGTGAAGCCATCACCAGTAGTATAAGTACCAGGTGAAGCGTCATTCAATGTTGCAGGATTAGTACCAGCATGTGCAGATGTAGAACCAGAACCACCAGCAGCGTCCCTAGCACCAAAGTCTGTGTCAGCTTCGTCAAATAATGCCTCTGTACCACCTTGAGTAGCATATTTGGACTTCATTGCAAAGATTAGACCAGTTGGTCCAGTCATTGGTTGAACGCCACAAACATCATACGCAATTAGGTTAGGCATCGCTCTTCGTACTAATGAAATTAGAACTGGGTCCCAATTATCAACAGAACTACCCGTTGCATTTACAGGTGCAGCCTCTGCCATAAAGCTTCGGTCTTCCCTGACTGCTTTTTCTTGGTTTTCAAGAATAACAGTTGTAACAGCACGCTTATAAGAATCTTCGATTTTTGGTAAATCTGGATGCTCTAATACTGGCTGCCACTTTTCTTGTAAATTTTCAGTAAGATACATTTATCTCTCCTTTTTATTTATTTAATTGTTATCACTCTTACTTTAAAGAAGTAAGATTTTTTGTAATAGCGGCCGTGTATGCAGCCATAGCATCGGATGTACCAGCATCAGCAGGTATATTCGCCGCCACAGAGTCAACTTCATCACCAGATGTAGTTTCATCTATTTTTGTTTTAGGGAAATAAGATTCTTTAATAGTTTCTAATTTCTCTTGGAACTTCTCTGCACTATCGTATTCAACATTCTCAGCCATAGAACCAAACTTCTCTTTCTCGGTATCAGCTAAATCTTCAGATACTTGAGCGATTAGTTTTTCTCTATTTGATTCAGAAACATCTTTAGAAAGATTGACATTTTTCTCAATCTGTTCGTTAAGTTTGCCTTCTAAATCTTTAACTTGGTCAGTTAAATCATCTAGTACATTGTATTTTTCTTCAGGAACATCAATATAATGTTCTTTGAAAAGTCCTTTAAGTCCAGTAATGAAATCTTCAGCGATTTCGGTACGAATACCTCTTTCAACTGCTAATTCATTCTCTTTCATCCATTCTTCAACAACATAGTTTAGATATGAATCGACTTTCTCGACCATAGCTTCTTTTACTGTTTCAGTTTCGGATGCAAGTTTTTTCTCAAACTGTGCTTCTAGGATTTTCGTCTGTTCTTTGATTCTTGTCTTAACAGCAGCTTCAAATATAGTCGCAGCCTTATCTTTAAATTCTTCAGATAAGTCAGCGTCAGATGAAACTAGCGCCTTAACGTCATCAGATAAGTCAATATCATCAATAGAATCTTCAGAAATTACATCTTCTTCAGTTTCTACTTCTTCAGCAGCCGCAGATGGTTTATTGTCTTTTGGTAAAGAACCATCTTTAGCGTCTTTATTAACTTCATCCGATACTTTTTTAACCTTTTTCGTTGAGTCAGGGTTACTATCAGTAGGTTTAACTACTGGTGCACCCAAATCTTCAGCGTCGTTTTGAAGGTGAGTAGCTTCAGATGGAGCCGCATCTTTGTTAGCTGCGTTCTTTTGCTCTTCTAAATCTACTTCTTGATTAACTTCGGTTTCAGACATTCGGTCTCCTTTATTAAAAAATTAATTAATTTGTTAATTATAATTATTTATACAAATTACCATCTCAACCCTTACGCATTGGTGGTTTTTTGCGTATTTTTTTACAATTTAGATATAAAGTCTGCAAAAATCTTTGTTTTGACTTCGGTCAACTTGTGAATCTTCGCTTTTTCTATTTCTTCTTTGTATTCTTCAACGGTTTTACTTTTCAGTACGCCATTGTCCCATATCCATTCTTTGCCTTCCATAATGCCTTCAACGAAAGCATCTGGCGCCGATGGGTCTGCGACAATATCAGCAGCTGTTGCGAGGTAAAAATCTTTACCAACAACACCACGTCCGTTCGATTGTTGTATCGAACCCATACCCCTTGAAGATACACCTAATTGTGCGCCCTCGTCAATCAAATTTTTGACGATTTTGCCATAAGGAGTATCCATTATTTTCGCCTCACCAATGAAGTTTTTACCTTCAGGCGTTAGACTAGTTATCATGTGAGAAACTCTTTCAAGATTAACTGTGGGTCCGTCAGGATGCCCTAGTTCTCCGAAAGCTCTTTTCTTATTGATAAATTCTTTTGTGTAGCGTTTAACTTCGTTTGCCAAAGTTTGCACCGGATAAACTCGACCATTACGGTTCTTAATATCCGCTTGTAGAAAGACACCTTTAATCTTATAATCTTTGCCGCCTTTAGCGTTGCCTTCTTTTAAGATTTCAACATCTTCAACTGTTTCTGTAATTAGTTTCATTTCTCCACCTTTTCTTTGTTATAGACTTTATCTACTATACCCTGTTTAATTTCTTCTCGTTTAACATCATACTTCTCTGCAAATGCTAATTTAAACGCTTCTGCAAGATAAGTTTTGGACCTTGTTCCTACAATTCTTTCTAGAATTTCACGGGAACGGTCTTTAGGTTTTCTCTTACTCATCTATCTTACTTCAATTATTATTGTGTAATTATCACCGGCAACAAAACCCTTTGTCGAAATCAATAAATCGCCTGCAGGAGATGTATTTGCCGTCAATGTTGCATTATTGCCAATAGAATTACCTGCCGTGTAGTAGTCGTGAAAACCTCTACCAGATAAAAAACATATCGTAGAATTAGCGGAACTTGCGCCACTACCTGCCCACAACAGTTCTATTCCTGATTTACCATTCGTAGTATTGACAGCCCACCAAATCTTCGCAACACTCTTTGTCGCATCTTCGGTCATAAATGTCAAATCACTAGCGTCCATTTTTGTTACAAGTGTTTCACCTGAACCATCACTCATATTAGTAAATTTCATCACAGTTTTTGTACCAGATGTATCTACTAAAGTTTGACTTGTTACAGCATCAGCCATTAATTTCTCCTAAATTCTGTTACTAACAAATAACTATCTACACTTTCGTCTGTTGTTAGTTTAAATTGTTTATCGTTACCAAATTTTAACTGACCAGGTCGTAATCCATACTTACCTTTACCAGTCAAAGTTAAATCTTCACTACCTGTACTAATTGTCAATGTTCCTGTGCCCTCTATCAAATGGTAGCACTCAATTAAACTTACTTTGGATTTATTTGTTCCACCTGTAAGTTCTTCAGCATCAACTAACCATCTTCCAAGGTTAGTTTCACTTCCAATACCCGTTGACTTAACGATATGCTTGGAAGTAGTATCAACAACCGTTGCATTACTAATTGCCATAAGAAATTAAGCAGTAAAACTGTTATCTTTTCTTAATTCAATCAATACAAATCCAGAAACTCCATAAGCGTTTAACTTTAAATCTCCTGAAGTTGCACCAGTATTCGTTGCATTGTTTGTTATTTTACCAGCAGTACCATCATAGTGTCCTGTACCTGCAAGGTTGATTGCTTTAGTATCTGCCGAAGCACCTACAAATTCAATATCTGCCCAACCTGTATTATCATCAGCGGTACCTTGTA